ATAAATCATAAAAGATAATTGAACAGGCAGGGTGATTAAATGCCGGAAATATTAAAAAACCCGATATCCGAGATATACAAGCGTTGGAATAAATCTGTCGAGCCTGTAGTTGGTAAAGGAAATTTTTCAATGGACAGAAGCCAAACTCTTGCATCTGGAAAGAAAACCTATGCAAGGCTTTACATGTTGGGAAATGTTCTGACAGAAGGAGACCTTGAAGGCGATGAATGTGCCACGGTTCCAACTATCCAGATTGAGTGCTTTGCCGCAGGTACAGCTCCACTTGCGAAAGTATATCAGATTGACGAAAAAAGCCACCAGTCCATGATTGACATGGGATTTCGCAGAACCTACGGGCCTGAACTCATGGGCAACGCTGATGATAGTATCAAGCGGCTTGTTAGCCGATACACAAGAATTTACACTGGGCAGTTGCTCAGTGAATGAAAGGGGTGAGACAGAATGGATCAGATCATGAACTATGTGAAACCAGAACTCCTGGTTGTAGCTGTAGTCCTGTATTTTGTAGGAGTATTCCTCAAACAGGCTGAAACCGTAGCTGACAAATACATTCCTGGAATCCTTGGACTTCTGGGCGTAGTTGTCTGCGGAATCTATGTTTTTGCTACATCTACAGTCACAGGCGGCCAGGAAGCTGCAATGGCAGTCTTTACCGCAATCACACAAGGTATTCTTGTCGCAGGACTGAGTACTTATGTGAATCAGGTCATTAAACAAGTAAGCAAAGAAGAGTAGAAGGGCGGTGATCCTTTTATCTCCCGGGCACAGGGTTACGTGTCAGAGCCGTAATGGCTCTTTTTTTATGCAGTAATTTATAGCCGAAAGGCGGAAAGGAGCCAATATGGCAGGAAATATCGCAGGAATCAGTACCGTTGGTGCTCTTACCGGTTATGCAGTAGAGACAGTAGCGGGAACAAAACCAGAAAAATTCAAACTGCTTCACAGAATAAACGCTTCTGATGAAATCGCTATCGACGTTGAGACTATCGATGCATCCGCTCTCGAAGACGAAATCGAGAGAACTATCGCAGGTCGTGGTTCAACCGGTGGTACGTTCAATGTAACCGTAAACGTTACAGACGAAACAATCAAAGAGTGGGAAGATCTTATCAGCGCTTACAAAACAGCTCACGCGAGCGGTCTGTCTATGTGGTATGAGGAATATTACCCGGCGCTTCAGAAAGCGTTTTTCACCAAGATCGAGCCGCCGACTATCATTCCTAAACCGGCAAGAGATCAGAACGGTCTTCTTACTGTTGACATGTCCCTGACTATTAATGAGTATGTCGGCCCGGATACAGCAGTTAAGCCAACTGAAGGCGAATAACAAATATATCTAACTGGGAGGAAAAGATATTATGTATAAACTTTTAAAGATTGGTAGCAAAGAGTATAAACTGGAATACGGCATTGAGGCATCTCTTTACGATGATTGCGTCAAAAGTGTAATGAACACGCTTCTGGCAACCAGTGGCGGTGTGGATAAAACTCCGGAAGAAATGATTTCCGGCATGGCGAATATTCCGAACACAGCATTAACCGTGTTTTATGCAGGGCTTCTTCAATATCATGGCGATAGTCCAGATGCAGACGGCTCTGTTCCGAATCTTGCAACTGCGAAGAAACTTGCAGCACAATTCATTCAGGAACATAAGGATGATGAGCAGGGCAACTTTTACGGTATCTTTGCCATGTGTCTTGAACAGATGGAGGAAGATGGTTTTTTCAAACTGACCGGTCTGGAGACGTTCATGGACGATCTGAACGTAGCAGCCAAACCGAAGAAAGCTCCGAAGAAGCCGACAGATCACCAGAAAAAAGCTACAGCGAAATAATCTGGACAGAGTTATATCCGGCGGCTGTTCGCATCGGAATGAGCCGGAAAGAATTTCTCAGAAGTACCATACGTGACCTTCAAGTAAGGATACGTGAGTACGAGAAAGGTAAACGTGATGAGATAGAAACTCAGGTAAAACTGATTGAATATCAGTCATGGCTTTCCGGCTTATATGTGAAATCTGCGGTATCAAGTGCACTTTCTAATAAAGCGAAGTATCCGGATAAACCAATCACAGAAAAAGCAAAGAAACCACAGATTGAAGAAAAACCAGATGCTCCGAAACGGTCTGAAGCTGAATTGAAGCAGGAAGAACGTTACTACGAGCTTCTGATAAAAAAGGCAAATGCGAATATCGCCGAAATAGGAAATGAAAAGGGCAGGCAAGATAAATAAAAAGTCTTGTCTGCCCTTATTTTTTTTGATTAAAAGGAGGTGTTTTTTGTGGCTGATAATACCATTGATACCCTTGATATACAAATAAACAGTAGTACCAGGAACGCTACAAAAGCATTGGGAAATCTGGCTAAAAAGTTAAAAGATGTTGACACAGCACTGGGAAACGTCAATACCGGCGGACTTAGAAACTATGCTCGTGAAATCGGAAGAGTATCATCGGCTTTACAGACCTTAAACAAAACAAAAGTTAGTGTTCCGGACTTATCTGGATTAACCGGTCAGCTTCGAAGCTTGTCAAAGGTTGACTTTACGACACTTGGAGCGAGTACGAAATCTTTGCAGAATCTGGCTGCCGGATTAAGTTCTTTAAAAGGTGCTTCAAACATTTCGATTCCAAAGATTGATACAAAAAACGTTAAGTCAGCAGTAAACGCTATTCAAAAATTTCAAGAAATTGATGCTGTGAAAATGCAGCCAGCAATAACCGGTGTTGAAAAGATTGCTAGTACCATGAACGCTCTTAACGGAATGAATTTCAAAGATTCTAAAATCACAAATGTTATCAATTCCTTAAGCCGACTTGCAACAGCGGACATAAGTAGCTTTGATACTTCAAAGATGGGAGAAATCATCAAGAGCATCGACAGCTTAAATGATGTCAGGGACGTTTCTTCCAGTGTCAACCGGTTCACGGGTTCGTTAGCAAGACTTGCTAATTCCGGTGGAAAAGCAGATCAGTCAGCAGAAGGCTTAAAAAAACTCGGAAAGAGTTTGAGAAAAGTTATTAACGGTATGCTGTTTACAGCAAAGCCTTCGGAATCCATAAACATGTTTGTACAATCCATTTCACGGCTGGCAAATGCAGGTGATAAAACTGGTAAAACAGCATCACAATTAGAGTATTTAGCCACAGAGGTGAAGAAATTCTTTACCGCCATGCAGGATGCTCCGCAGATCAGTGAGAACACACTGAGAATGACAGAAGCCCTCGGGCAGTTAGCGGCGGCCAGTGGGAAAGTAGGGACTTCCACGAATACTGTGGTCAATTCCTTTAACAAGCTTTCCTCTATCGGTTCGGGACTTTCTTCGTTACTCGGTGGGGTAGCGACAAAAGCAAAGAGCGGGCTGGGATTTCTGGCAGCCGGAATATCCAATCTGGTCAATAGGAGTAGCGGGCTGAAAACAGCATCTTTCAATGTGGGCTCTTTTATTAAGACCGTCCTTGGCTTCAAAGCGGCTTCGGCCGTGATGAGCAAATTCAGCGAAGCCATGGGTGGAAAAGGAATCCTTGAGATTGGTTCCGATATTGCTGAGGTCGAGAACGTTGTAGATGTTGCTTTTGGAAGCATGGCAGATCAGGCATACAAGTTTGCATCTACGGCGACAAAGCAGTTCGGACTGTCGGAACTGGCAGCAAAGAATTACTCCGGAACCATGATGGCAATGCTGAATGCTTCTGGAGTAGCACAGGAATCCGCTGCGAAGGTGTCAACAACTCTTGCAGGATTAGCTGGAGATTTGGCATCTTTTTACAACATTGATACTGATACCGCCTTTTACAAAATAAGGGCGGGCATTTCGGGTAGACATTTTGCCCCTTGCAGTCGAAAGATTGCATAGCAAATCGAGCAAAATCGGGGAAAGCTAAATTGATATGAATAGAATTTCAGGTATATATAAAATAATTAACAACGTAAACGGAAAAATCTATATCGGCTCCTCTGAAGATATAGAAAGAAGATGGTATCACCATAAAAATTGTTTAAACAAAGGTACCCATATTAATAAACATTTGCAAGCGGCATGGAATAAATATGGAGAAAATTCCTTTTCTTTCGAAGTCGTAGAAAAATGCAATCCTGAAGACAACTTAGAAATAGAGCAAAAATATTTGGATATGTATTGGGATGAAAAAATCCTGTATAATATTGCGAGATATGCAGAAGCACCGATGAAAGGGCGCACTCATACAGAAGCGACCAAGGCGTTTCTTTTTCAAATCCGAACAGGTAAAAATGTAGGTGAAGAAAATCCTATGTACGGAAGCCATCTTTCAACAGAACAGAAGAAAAATCTGTCCGACAGATTTTCTGGGGTTAATAATCCTATGTACGGGAAACATTTATCGGAAGAAGCAAAAGAAAAGATTTCCAAAGCAAATTCTGGAAGAAAGAAGCCGGAATATCTTAAAGCACGATTAAGATTAGAAATGCTTGGTTCAAACAATCATTTTTATGGTAAAAAGCATACAAAGGAAAGCTTGAAATTGATGAGTAAAAATCGTACAGGACTTTTAAGAGGAGCCGAAAGTCCTGTGAGTAGAAAAGTTGTTAGAATTTCACAGAATGGTGATGTCAAGATTTTCGATACAGTCACACAAGCTGCATCTGAATCTAACGCACAGAGATCACATATTGCGCTGGTATGCAAGGGTAAGAGAAAGCACGCTGGTGGATATACCTGGAAATATTATGAAGATTATCAACATGCTAATCCCGAGGTAAGTGGTCAGATTACTAACGGCTGACCGCCACCGTAACGCGTAGGAGCTGAATAAATATAATGCTCCCAAGAGTGTTCGACACGATTGATAAAGTCAATCCGCTATTAAATATAGTGCCTAACGTTATACGAGGGTGAAAAGGTACGCTGAACCGGGGATGAATTAACATCCCATAATGCGAGGAAACTCCCGGAAGTATCGGATAAAAAGCCGGTACGGTAACATAATTGGAAATCGAGCCTTTAAAACAGCTCGGAATAAATCTTTCGGTCGCCAATTTACAGGAGTATGCGTTATCACAAGGCATTACAACAGCCTATAATTCCATGACACAGGCGCAGAAAACGATGTTGCGTTATAACTACATCATGTCAGTTACAAGCGCACAACAGGGGGACTTTGCTAGAACAGCCGGCACATACGCCAATCAAGTACGTCTCCTTACTATGAATCTTCAGTCCCTTGCATCTGTTATCGGGCAGGGCTTAATCGCAGCAGTTCTTCCGGGAATCCAGGCTCTTAATTCCTTGATGTCAAAACTTATGCAGGCTGCGGAAACATTCCGTAACTTCATGTATGTTCTGATGGGGAAAAAGATTAAAGGTTCCACAAGTGGGGTCGTAAATGATCTTGCTGGACTGGAAGATTCCGCAACAGACCTTAGCGGATTACAGGACGCCGGAGATGCAGCAGCTTCCGGGATGGACGATGCTACTTCATCAGCAAAAGCTCTGAAGAAAGCTCTTTCTGTTCTTCCATTTGACGAACTGAATCAGCTGACAGATAATTCTAGTTCATCCGGTTCAACACCTGGTACCGGAAAGGGTAAAACTGGAACCGGTACAACACCTTCGTTGGGTCTTGGCGGAATCACGGACCAGATAGACGATGCTCTGAACAAAGAAGAAACACCTATCAATAAATGGGCTGAAAAAATCCGCAAAGCTTTTCTCAACCATGACTGGGAAGGACTTGGAAAGACCATTGCAGATATGCTTAATATCGGAATCCGAAAGATTTATGATGTTATTAGTTGGAGCAATGTGGGACCGAAAATCTCTGCATTTTGTGATGCTTTTACTCGATCTTTTAACAGCCTTGTCGAAAACATTCACTGGGATAGATTAGGGCGTACTGTCGGTGCCGGTATCAACACTTTGGTCAACACCTTTGAGCTTCTGATCGGCCCGGGTGGTATTGACTTCGTAAACATTGGTAACAAACTGGCAACTGGGCTTCGTGGAATGATTGATGAAGTTAACTGGCCGAACCTTGGTCAAGTCCTTGGCAGTGGTTTTATGATAAGCTGGAATATTCTGGACGGTTTTGTTCAGAAAATGTCTAAAGAGAATAATGCCGGGCTGACTGGTTGGGAACAGTTAGGAACTGCGGTTGCTGATGCCATGAATGGAGCTTTTGGGCGAATTTCGTTCTCAAAGATAGCCACTACGATTGCGACCGGATTAAACGGCGCATTTCAGACATTGGCTGCATGGACGCAAAAATTCAACTGGGGCGGATTGGTGACTAACATTTCCAACGGAATCAATACTTTTATCGGAAAGTTCAAGTGGAAAGAGAACGGAACATCCTTAAACACTTTCATTACCAACTTACTGAATGCGTTGGTTGATATCGCAGGAGAAACAGACTGGGAATCTTTCGGAAGAGGCATCGGACTATTCCTTAGTCAGATAGACTGGGGAAGCCATTTAAAGGATTTAGCAACAGTCTTACTGGATGTTTTGGGCGGTATTTTTTCTGGATTAGGAGAAACTACAGCCGGTAAGTTTGTAGTTGCGTTTGCCGGTGTAGGATTGGTGTCAAAGGCAGATACCCTGGTATCATCTATCTTAGTTGCTATGGGAAAACTGCCGACCGGAACAAGCACTACGGCAACATTACTGGGGACAGCACTCAGCAAAATAGCAACCGCCTTTTCAACCAGTACATTAGGCACAACTGTTGGAGTTTACGCTCTGGAAGCTGTTGACAAATTGAAAGCAATCCCGAATACCATAACCACACAGATTGCCCCGAAAATTCTTGAAGTTATAACCACTAAGCTTTGGCCAGCTGCAACTGCCTTTGCTGGTTCAATTGGAACTTGGATTACAGGAACTTTTGCACCAGCTATGGCAACAGCGTTTTCTACATTGGGTAGCGTACTGTTCAGCCCGATAGGCTTAGCTGTTATCGGAGCTGTTGTCGGTGGATTTCTGCTGTGGCAAAATTGGGATACCGTTACGGAATTTGCCGGTAAAGCTAAGGAAGCAATAGAAAATGCGTTCAGCACTGCCGGAACTTGGCTTTACACACATGGTTCAAATCTTATCAATGGACTTTACAACGGTGCTAAAAACGTGATTTCCACTGTTGGAACATGGCTTAAAACAAACATCTCGGACCCTATTATTAACGGTGTTAAAAACCTTTTCGGTATTCATTCTCCGTCTACGGTTTTTGCTGAGATTGGCGGATATTTGATATCTGGACTGAATCAGGGAATCTCTGACAGGATTGGAAGCGTGATTGATACGTTCACAAACATTAAGAACACCGTAACCGGCGTATGGGACGCTATTAGTTCAAATACCAAAACAGCATGGGATTCAATCGGCTCAAAAATTAAAGGGGCTTGGGATACGATTACCGGTCAGACTGAAACCAATTCTGCATCCGCAGCTACAAGTGCCGAAAAATCCTTCAGCCGTGTAAGCACATCTGCGACAAAGAACTGGGGAAATTCTTCCCGTGAAGTAACCAAAAATGTTCGTCAGATGAAGGTTGATGCAAGTACAGAGCTTGGCAGAATGGATGAAACCGTCCGCAGCCACTTTGGAAGCCAGTACAGAATCGCTCTCAAGAAATGGGAAAATCTGGGAAGGGATATATCTTCTTACATCCGGGGTACCATGGACACGAGCATCGGCGGTGCGATCAACGGTATAGTTAATACAATCAGTCGAAATTTCGGAGATATGTACAGCATCGGGCAAACTGCTATGCAGAATCTCCGAAACGGCATGGAGTCAATCAACATCAGAACTCCACATATTTCTATGGATTACACTGATTGGCAAGAGGGACAGACCCACAAGTGGCGATACAGTTCAAAAGTTGACTGGTACGGCAAAGGTGGACTTTTCAATGCAGCATCCGTGATTGGTGTCGGCGAAGCCGGAAAAGAAGCAGTCCTTCCGTTGACCAACAAACAGGCCATGAAGAGCATTGCTGACAGCATCACTGGAAACATGCCAGACGGAAGCATTGGACTGGGCAAGGAAGAAATGACACAGGCAGTAACCCAGGGCGTTGCCATGGCAATGATGAACATGAACACCGGCGGAAACTCATCTCCGCAGTACATTTCCAACACGATCAATCTAGATGGACGTGCTATTGCGAAAGCAGTCACAAAAGCCCAGAGCGACAACAATCGGCGGAAAAACCCTAGTCCAGCATGGTAAAAACCATTGCTATTTTTGCCCGATTGCGGTATAATGAATGAGTAACAAGTAGCACCTATATCTTGTTATATTGTACGAAAAAACAAAATATTGAGCAGACTTTTAAGATGATATTTACTTGGGTTGAAACAGTGACCCGTTTCCCGTGATACCGTCTTGGAGTCTGCTCTTTTTTGTTTTACAGAAGGGGATAAAGCAAATGAAGTCATATGGATTAGTTGACAGAAATATTATACTCAACAAAAATCTATCGTTGGAAGCAAAAGGAATATACGGCATATTGATGAGTCTTGATGGAACAGACTTTGAACTGGATGAAATCTGCGAATGTGTTTCAGAGGGCAAAGAAGTTGTCGAAAAAGCTTTAAACGAATTGGTAAATCATGGATTTATTTCATTCGAAAAATAATACGGTAAAACCAACAGGCTTACCCGACGGGGGACAAGCGGAAATGCCTTGCCGCCTGCCTGTTGATTTACATATATTTCAAGGCATCTTTTATACGAAAGGCAGGTATTTTTCTATGGCAAAATCTTTTAATTACCGTAAATACTACAAAAATTATTATAGTATTGAATTCGGAAGAGAATTTGATATCCACCATATCGACAGAAACAGAGAAAACAATGATATATCATACTAAATTATACGGAGCTCAGTGCGCGTGCGAAGCCGAAGATATTTTAACCATTTATCGGTCTTCGTATGCTCTTGGCGAATTGGAAGATTTTTTATTCGTAGCAGAAGAAATGCTCGAATGGTCAGGGCTTAAAAATGCGTGTGACAACTTCATTTCGTATGGCGTTAAGAGCTCTGAAATTCGTAATGTTGATGGGATGGTAGATTCTTTTCTCCCAGAAGGCATTTCGTGGAAATAATTGGTAAATTCAGTAGGCTAGGGTAGCTCCCGAAAAGTGCAATTCCATGATGCACCTGCCTACTGTTTTTATACATCATGGATCCGTGGCTACAAGGCAGCCACATATTAACGACATGGAGGTTATTTATTATGGGCAATACAGTTAATAAAATTAAAAAAGCAGTTTTACGTGAAGATTTACTCGCCATTACAGGAGATTTTCGCAAAGCAATTATATTGAAGCAGTTTATCTATTGGTCAGAGCGAGTATCAGATGCTGACAAATTTATAGAAAAAGAAAACGAAATTGCCAAGAACAATGGTGAAGAAGAGCGAGAATTATTTTATGGTTGGATTTACAAAACAGCAGATGAACTTGCTGAAGAAATAATGCTTGGATTATCTGCAAGTCAAGTAAGACGCTATGTAAGAGATTTGGTTGATATGGGATTTATCTCCAAAAGAAATAACCCAAAATACAAATGGGACAGAACATTGCAGTATCGGGTAAATCTCGTTAATATAGCAAAAGCTTTGAAAGAAAAAGGGTATCCGTTGAGCGAATATAAGATTGAATTACCGGATGATTTATCCAATGTGCATGGATGCGCAATCAATGAAACACATATGGAAAATCAATCGGTTCCAGATACTTATGCTATACCAGAAACTACTACCAGAGAATATAATTCAGATATTACTAATACAGAGAATAAAGACTTTATTTTACCAAATAAAGAGAAAAAGACTTTATCAAAGAATGATAAAGGTTCAAAGACTTCTGCTCCTAATAATATTAATATACTAGATATAAATAATATACCCTCACGGACAACTGAGCAGAAGGAAGTGTACCGCAAGCAAAAACAGAAAAATCGTTCTGAGAAATACCGTGACGAAGATGTACCGCAGATTCTGTACAATGAGTTTGATTCGCTGTATGGTGAACAGGAGAACATTCTGGAAGATCATGACATCTGTCTGACCATGGCAGTTATCGCTTATTACTTCAAACAGTACCGAGAACACATGAGCGAACAGCATATAATGATTTCTACCAAATACGCAAATCAGTTCATGGGTGTTATCATTGGCGATGATTCACCGCTTCTGAAAGCGGACGTGGAAGAAAAAGATGAACTCCGGTTCTATCAGGACATGATAGATGAGTTCTTCAAGTCAGACCTTGGCCAACGAAACGGAAAAAGCTTTGACCGTCATATCTGGCTGTTCTTCACTGAGGAGAATCAGAGAATTTTGTGTGAACGGGTAAAGCAGAAATGGGATGACCAAGAATACATTGATTAAACCAATCCGAAATACGCTTGAAATACCATAGGTGATAATTTCCTCGCATTGCACATAAAAATGGATTCTAGCCGATTTTATTCAATCAATTATCGAGAAAGTAGGGAAAGAAAATGGAATATGTTATGATTCTGAACGTAGTATCAGTGATCGCTTGTTCAGCGGCTATTGCCACGGCCTGTAAAGTGACAGGTTCAGCGTGGCCATTGCTGGCATTTATTTTAATCCCTAAATGGGGATATCATCATTTTGACGACAAGGAGGAAAAAAGATGAAGAAAAAATTAAAAATCATGTTACTGGCAATCCTGTGTCTGTGCTTTGCCGGAGGGGCTGCCGGATGCGCTCTGATGGACGATACTATTAATGACATCAAAGGCGATCTGGTTGGAAATGGATATACAATCCGCACCTATGACAACTACGGTCAAAAGGTCATGACCACGGTCGGCGACAAGATCAATGTTCAAGGGAATCCGATTGAGACAACCTCTTACAACAGTGATGGAACTGTGGTCAGCGGATACGAGCTGTCATCCGTGATCACAATCAATATTGACGGCAAGGAAATCCAGAGCTGCGGCGACACCTGCATATTTGAGCAAGATGGTCTGGAGCCGGATGTGGATTTTGAGCAGACTGATATTTACAGTCAATCTACAGGAAAACTTTCTGACAATACTTAAGTTGCCGGGATCGTAAATCAGTACAAGAATTATTTCGGAAAATCCAGAGTTGTTGTGATTAAATCTCAGCTTGGACAGCCCATCACAGCATATTCTGGTGACGAAGTATACTGGAAAATTCCGAAGAAGTTGCCGAAAATGACAAAGCTCATGATTGACGGGAAAGCCCTTTACATCCATCGGGCAAACTTTCAGATCATTGACACAGCCTTACTCAAACAAAACGGCTTAAATACGGGCACGATTTTTTTTGAACGATAAACCTCCGCGGAAACACAAAAAATGGATTCTGCGTGATTTTGCCTAATCAATTACTGCGATTCTCATTGTAGTTTCTCTTTATCAGATGTATAATTGAGCTATCAATCCAAGGGAGGAAGAAGAAAATGAAAAGGTGGAAAAAGTTTTCAGTGATCTTGCTGGCAATGATTATGGCGCTTGCCATGGCAGTTCCAGTATCAGCGGCAACGGTTAAAATCAACAAAACGAAGGTGACGATTTGCACGGGACAAACGATGCAGCTGAAGATGGTCGGAACAAAAGCGAAACCAAAATGGTTCAGCAGCTCAAGAAATGCGATTGTGAATAGCACCGGAAAAGTAACAGCAAAGACCCGAGGAGCAGCTACGATCACTGCCAAAATCGGGAAGAAGAGTTATCGGTGTTTGGTGACAGTAGAAGCACCGAGGATCAGCAGCTCAAATATTTCACTGTACAAAGGAAAAACGGCGCAGCTTAAAATGCTGAATACGAAACAGAAATACAGATGGAAATCTTCAAACACCAAAGTTGTAACAGTTTCGTCAACCGGTAAGATTAGTGGAAAAAATGTCGGAACTGCTTATGCTTCCGCCAGAAGTGCGTCTGGTAAAATATTTAAGTGCAAAGTCACGGTCAAGAACACACCTAGCAAACTTAAGATGCTTTTACCAAATCAAAAAGAGTGTGGAGATGCAGATTTCTTTATTGAATATAATTCTCAAAGAAGTACGAATGGTAAAACCGTACTTATGCAGTTATATAAACAATTTCCAATGGGATATATCAATTTTTCAGCAAATAATGTTGACCGGGAATTAATGACGTATGTCTATATTGACGGAACGCTTTGGGATCAAAATCACGGCACTTCTGTTAGCGGAGGGGGATCATTGGACGACATTTATATAAAATCTGGAACACACGTTGTCGAAATGGTGCAGTTTACAAATAATAATCGTTATGGAAAAGTGAAATCGTATCGTAGAGCAATGTACAAAGTAGTTTATAAATAAAGCTATGGACCGGAGAGAAATCTCCGGTTCTTTCTTTTACTCGAACATCCTATGTAAAAATATGGAATCATATTACGCCAAAAAAGTATAATGAATAATCATAAAGCGTCTATCTTTGATAGGTGCTTTTTTCATGCACAAAAATGAGGTGATTATTCAATGGCAGACGTTTTTATAAAAATTAATGGTGCAGCGATGCCTTGTCCGTCCTCTTTCACATGGGGACTTCAGGACATATCAGCGTCAGAATCCGGGCGTACTGATGACACGATCATGCATAAGAACCGTGTTGGACAGAAGAGAAAATTGGAAATCGGTTGGAACGCACCGGAATGGGAAAAAGCTTGCAAAATCGTGCAGGCGGTCAACCCAGAGTACATTTCTGTTGAATATCCCGATCTCTTGTCTGGAAACAAACACGAAGTCCGAACCTTTTATGTTGGCGACCGGTCCGCTCCTTTTAAGTGCTGGTGGGTCGGAAATCAGCGGATGGAAGGATTGCAATTTGACTTGATCGAGCAATAGGAGGTGAGAGATTGAGAGATATTTCAGACAGATTTAAGAATGAACAAAATAACGATAACAGGAATTATTTAAAATACGCTGACATAACGCTGACGGATGGGACAGTTATCAATCTTACCAACGCTGATTTTTGGTCAAATGGTATGAAGTTCGAGGATTCCGTGTCTGACGACAACACGTTTAACATCGGGTCCGCAAATATCAATACTTTGAACCTGTCAATCAATAACTTTGATGGAAAGTATACAGATTACGATTTTACGGATGCTACGGTGATCTGCTACGTAGGAATCGAACTTGAGCCGGAAGACACCAGCGCATTGCTCGATACTACCGGCGATAAGATTCTGGATACAACCGGCAATGAAATCATAGTACATAAAAATGCTTTGATAGAAAAAATCCGAATATGTACAATGACAGTCATAGATACTCCGTACCAGAACACTACGATTATCGAACTGGAATGCGAAGATAACATGCGGAAGTTCGATCGTGACTATTCCGCAAGCAAGCTGAAATATCCGGCAACAAGAAAACAGATCATACAGGACGCTTGCAAGGTGTGCGGAGTAACACTGGACACACTTAATTTCTATCAAGATTCTTACCAGATACCGGCAAGACCTGATGATGAAGCACTGACCTTCAGACAAGTTATTGCATGGACATGCCAGATCGGATGCCAGTACGCCAGATGTGATAAATACGGCAGACTGATTATAAAATGGTATGATACGGAAATTACTGATGCAAACAGAGCAACCATAAAATCCACTAATGGTTTTACCCCAAACTTGGACGATGTGGTGATAACCGGTGTACAGGTAACAGAGTATCTGGAATCCACATCTACGGACGAAGAAGCAAGTTCGTATCTGTATGGAGAAGAAGGATACGTTCTGAAAATCAGTGGAAACAAACTGATTCCGCAAGGAACCGGAGAAGTTGTTGCAAACATAATCGGCGAAAAATGCGTCGGGATGTCTTTTAGACCGTTTGAAACAGAATGCTTGACTGATATAGTTCTTGAAGCCGGTGATGCTGTTCTGATCACCGATAGAAAAGGAAATAAGTATAAAAGCTATTTGACAAATGTCGTGCTGCAACCGGGATCGTTTGAGCAGATTTCCTGCAATGCCGAAAGTGCGGCCCGGAATAGTTCAAAGACTTATTCACTTGTAACGCAAGCAGCTGTTGACGCAAGAAAATCCGTTTGGAGAGAGCGAACCACCCGAGAGCAAGCATTGCAAGAGTTTAAAGACCGACTGGACAATTCCACCGGTGTTTACACTACAGTCCAGACTCAACAGGATGGCAGCCAGATATTTTACTTACATGATAAACCCACACTTGCGGAATCGAAGGCTGTATGGAAGATGACCGCAGAAGCATGGGGCGTTTCAACAGATGGCGGACAAACATGGAATGGTGGAATGACCGTTGATGGAGATACGATTGTAAGAATTTTGAACGCTGTTGGTGTTAATGCTGACTGGATTAATGCCGGAGCAATCACGGTAACAGATACCGATGGAAGCATCATCTTCTCTGTGGATATGGACACAAAATCCGTATATCTCGACGGAAGTGTTCAAATTGGTGGAGGGAAATCTCTTAATCAAACATTTGCAAACTATCTCCAAGAGAGCAAGGATTATTCAGACGGAAAACTATCTGATTACGCCGAAACGGTCACTGGCTCACTGGGAGATTTGCAAGACCAGATAGATGGCCAGATTGAAACATTCTACTACAATTATGAACCTACGCTTCAAAACAAACCTGCATCTAATTGGACAACAACAGAAGAACGGAAAAAACATGAAGGAGATTTGTTCTTTTGGAAGCCGAACAAAGAAACTGGTGAAGGCGGATATGCTTACCGGTTCTTTTATGATTCGACCGTAGGTAAATGGGAATGGGTTCTTGTACAGGACACCGATATCACAAAAGCTCTTGCGGCGGCTCAAAACGCACAAGATACCGCAGATCATAAGCGCAGAGTGTTTGTGACAAAGCCACAGCCGCCTTATGATATCGGTGATTTATGGTCGCAGGGAGAGAGTGAAGGCGGAGATATCCTTACCTGTACAGTTTCAAGAGCAAAGGGAGCATCTTATGTTCAGTCAGATTGGCAGAAACTGAATAAATATACGGATGATACAAAAGCAGAAGAGGCCCTTGAAGCGGCGTCCCTAGCCAGAAACATGACCATGCAGCTTGATAACGACTATCAGGGAATCCCGGTCGACAGCGATGGTAACTATACAGAGTTTCCGGAGTGCACCACAACAGCGACCGTTATGTACGGCACACAGGATATTACAGACAACTGTACGTACACGATTACGACCTCGCAGAACATACAGGGAAACTGGAATAAGGAAAACAAGACATACATTGTCACCGGTTTGACCGCAGATAGTGGATGGGTGAACATCAAGGCGGCATATCTGAATAACCTTGTCGTATCGAAACAGTTCTCACTTGCGAAACAGTACGCCGGACCGCAGGGAATTCCGGGCATTGGAACAGATGGAAAGACAACGTATCTGCATATCCAGTACGCACCGGTACAGAACCCGACTTCGGCGCAGATGAGTAAGACACCAAATAAGTATATCGGAACTTATACGGACTTTTCTGGCGTTGACAGCACAGACCCGACGAAATACACGTGGGCGAAATTCGAGGGCGACCAAGGTGCACAGGGGCCGAAGGGAGTGGATGGTAAGTCGTCTTACACGTGGATGAAGTACGCTACAAGACCAGACGGCCTTGACATGTCAGACAACCCGGATTATGTGCCACTGTTAGACAGCACTGGCAGTCCGATTCTGGACAGTGCCGGAGAACAGATATATACGGTAACACAGGCGACCTATATCGGCATCGCAACGAACAAGGACACGGCTACAGAAAGCACCAATCCGGCAGATTATACATGGTCAAGATTCCGTGGCGTTGATGGATATGACGGAAAAGACGGAGCAAACGGCATCCCGGGAAAAGACGGTAAGGACGGAAAGACACAGTACACGCACCTTGCTTATGCCAACAGCGCAGATGGTCGGACGGATTTTTCGGTATCTGACGGAAACCGTGAATATATTGGCATGTACGTGGACTTCGTGGAAGCCGACAGCACAGACCCAACGAAGTATACGTGGTCACTGATTAAGGGGGCAGACGGAGCGCAGGGCGTGCCGGGAACACCGGGGGCGAACGGAAAGACACCGTACTTCCACATCGCATATGCGAACAGCGCTGATGGTAGAACAGGTTTCTCCGTGGATGATAGTGTTAATAAGCTGTATATCGGGCAGTATACTGATTACACGCCGGATGATAGCACCGACCCAACAAAATACAGCTGGACAAAAATTAAGGGTGAACAAGGAACTGCCGGAAGGACTTATTTTTTCCAGTCAAATGCTGATGTTTTACTGATGGGGGCAGACAAGAAGATAACACCGGCGCCGCTCATTGTGGATTCGTTCTATAGAGACGGAAACGGAGAAATTGCACAGTCGCAGAAAGGCTGGTGGAAGCTGGAAAAATCCACCGACAACGGCGCTACATGGGCTATACTCACAGTATCACAGACTACGGCACTTGACCGGTTGAGCATTAATGTCAACAGCCTGTCACTCAAGGCCCATGACATGCTCAAGGTTTCACTGTATTTTGACCAGTCGAAGAGCAAACTTGCGGACTACCAGACATATTCCGTTGCGGTCGATGTGGCGTCACTGACACAGGAGCAGATAGTTGACATCCTGTCAGATGATGGAAAGTTTAAGGGGCTGTACTACGAAAAGGATGAAAGTGGAAACCAGACGCTGTTTATCTCATTCAATGCCGCAAAAGGTGGAACGCTTGCACTCGGCGGACGGAATGGCGAAAACGGCTTGATGAAAATATATGATAACTTCGGAAACTTGATTTTAACCGTTGGGCGAAATGGAATAGAAACTAGAGCAACGACGCTGACTGATAAAAATGCAAAGGGTAAAATTATATTTAACAAGAGAGGCTTGACCTTTACTGAGGATATAGAGGGTGGTGGTACGGGTACAGCTGAAGATTTACAACTCGAGAAAAGCATAATTTATTTTGATTTGCTCAGTAATATCATAGGTAATTTCGATAAATTAACGGTCAGTAAAAACGCCACAATAGATGGAACCCTTATGTTTTACGACTTGGAGAATCAAGCAAAAACGTCCGGCAAAGTTAAAAGACAACCGGTAGCGTCCGTAAGCGCAGATGATTCGCAAGTGGCCTATCTTTTTTCGGGAACAGGCAGTAAGCACGGAGAAACAATAGTACACCACCGTTTAGGAATCCGCGCCAAATGGGGAGGAGCTGGCTTTAGCACAGATTATTTGTACACAGATGGACAAGTTTCCGACGTCCGCCTAAAAGAAAACATCGAAAACAGCGAAACAGACGCTCTTGAAACGGTTAATCGCATGAAAGTCCGTCAGTTTGACTGGAAAGAGCGGATGGGCGGATGGCATCAGAACATTGGCTTTGTGGCAGACGAACTGGAAGAAATCGACCCGAACTTGGCTCTGGGCGGCGGATATGACGAAAACGGCGAGATGGATGTTAAGCAGATTAACAGTCCGTATCTTCTCAACTACGCCATTAAAGCCATACAGGAACTTAGCGCAAAGGTTGAAGCGCAAGAGAAACGTATCAAGGAATTAGAAAGGAGATTACAGTAATGGGTAAATTTAACGAGTACACACAGAAAGCAACACCGGCGGATAACGACACACTGATGATTTACGATGCAACATCGAAGTCAAACAAGCTTTCACCGTTCAGCGGAATCTGGAACTGGATTGTTGGGAAACTGACCAATGCGGTCATCAGCAACTTGCGGACGAACAACAAGACGGTACTGGGGGCGATTAATGAATTAAATAATAACCCCTTTCTGAGGTACGAAAAAACCTACGGAACATCTCTTACGGTTTCGAACGTGCGTGGCGCTACGCATGGTTTGATATTAATAGGTTACACTCTTATCCCATTCTATATTAGTGGTTCTAGTACATCGGGATATACTATTGCAACACCGCAACTTCCAGACGGAATTAGTGTTTCAAACAACGGACGTACAGTTGCTATCACAACAAAAGCAACTCAAATAATAACCTGTATCTATCCGTATATGAAATAATTTTTTTCCGTCTTTCCATTTAACTCATTAAAAAAAATCATAAAAAGCTACCAATGGAGTGCGCTAAGTGCGTTTGAGAATGACGTAAAAACGTATAGTATTCAAACTGATTTCATGAAAGGAGTTGATAAAATTGGAAATTAAAGGCATTGACGTATCATCCAACCAAGGAAAACCGGACTGGTCGAAAGTGGCTAAATCCGGCATTAAATTCGCAATATTAAGAGTACATCAGAAAACAGGCGCTGACAGCTCATTCGAGTACAACTACAAGGGGTGCAAGAGCAACGGAATCCTTATCGGTGGGTATAAGTATTCATACGCTCTGACACCGGCGCAGGCGATTGACGAAGCGGAAGATGTGATTGCCGCACTGAATGGAAGAGGATTGGATTTCCCGGTGTTCTATGACCTCGAGTGGTCTAATCAACGAAAGCTCGGTAAACAGGCAGTCGAAAATATTGCCGTAGCATTTCTAGTAAGGATGAAGAAATCCGGTTATAAGGTCGGTATCTACTGCAATATGGATTGGTATAACAACGTTCTGACTGATGCACTCAGAAAGCATGAGTGTTGGATTGCACATTACCCAGACCCCGATAACGGAACAATGCAAACAAGGGTAAAGCCAAAAGCAGGAATTGGCTGGCAGTATTCAGAACATGGAAAAGTATCCGGAATCAGCGGAAATGTTGACATGGATGTGTTCTACAAGGACTATAGAGGAACAACGCAGAAAGGAGAAACAAAAATGGTAAAAATCAGTAACTGCGGACATGACGAAAACGGAAGGTATGCAGGCGGAAAAGCAGGAGATCAGACTGGTACAGAGTATCGGATCATGAACTGGTACAGTAGGCCGTGGCTCTGCGTTCTGAGATTTAATGATGCTAAAATCGCAGCTATGATCGCAGACATGGCGACAAAAGCGGCCCAGAACAATCTCATCGGCTACGATCAGGGCACTGCCGGAAACAGCAATGACCGGTACTCGTTCTGGCAGCACTTAAAGGCAAGCAACTACGATCCGGCGCAGATCACGGTAGCTTGCGAATCTGATTGCAGTGCAAGTACAGCAGCTATCGTCAAGGGGGCTGGGTATCGATTAAATAACGCAAAACTCAAAGCGGTCAGCATCTATCTGACAACACGGAACATGAGAGCTGCAATGAAGGCTGCTGGCGCAAAAGTACTGACGGATAGCAAGTATCTGACATCCGGTGACTATTTGAAGGCAGGAGATATCCTTCTGAATGATAACCACCACGTGGCTATTGCTGTTACCACCGGCGCAAAAGTAAGTACGCCTTCAACCACGCTCACCGGTACCTTCCAGACAAGACTTCCGATTCTGAGAAAGGGCAGTTCCGGTACAGCAGTGGCAATGCTTCAGGCAATGTTGGGTGTAGAAGCTGACGGACAATTTGGGAATGACACATATGATTCCCTCAAAGTTTTCCAGAAAAATGTTGGCGTAAAGGCAAATGGAACTTGCGGCATTGATACCTGGAAGAGAGTGATTGAGCATATGAAAGCAAATACGAAATAACGTTCTGATTGATTTTTCCTTCAGAACAAGGTATACTATCAACAGTCGCGCAAGGATTGAACTTATGATGTAAAGTTTCCTGTGTGGCTACGCACAAGTGAAGAGTGCAGACTGATTCCACCGTGCATGAACGGAAGAGCTGCATGTCCCAATTTGGGGACTGTTAGCAGCGGCACGAGCGGACAGTCAGAAAAAGAGTTGGGCCTAAAAACCCGACTCTCTTCTTATTCTTCGAGATATTCCTGATATATCTGTTCTATTTCTCTTTTTCGATTCTGTGATATTGAAACGATATCACCGGAAATCATCTTGATGTCAGATGCAATGTTTGCGATGTAATCCATGTTTACGATATAACTGCGGTGACACCGGACAAAACGCCGATCCAGAACTTTTTCTATCTCATGCAGACGCCGGTAAAAGCCATACTGATGCCTGCACGTGCAATGGATGATGCACATTTGACCACGGCTTTCTATATATTCGATGTTACGAAAGAAAACCCTGTGGAAATCACCTTTGAATTTTACAGTAAGCATCCGTTCTTTCAATCTTCCGAGCGTAGTATCAATTACGGAAAACATCCTTCCATCTTCATGCCCTTTGATAACATACTGTGTTGCCCGAACATCAAAAGCATCACGCATATAGCCGGCATGAGCTGTCCAGAACATCAGACTTCCAGAATAACCAGAGCCACGTAACTTATATGCTACATCAACACCACTTTCACCATCTTTTAAAATGATGTCCAACACGATCAGGTCAAACCATTCACCGTCTTTCACATCGTCCACAAGAGGGACCCCAGAAGTGTATTCTGAAATCTGATACGAACGGTCGCCCTTTTTCTTCAAAAATGACTCAGCCTTTGCTTTGAAATAATCAATATGAAGCTGGTTATCGTCAAGTATCGCAATTCGCATTTATATCACACCCTTTTTATTATGTGAAAACCCACTATTTATTCAATTTACGAATCTTCACGGTGAAATGTTGTATAATTTACAATGTAGATAGTATTTATACAGATATTATACTACAGCAGTTTAATACTGTAAATGGGCTGAATTGCCGGAAATTTACCAAAGCTGCTCTCCTGTGTTAATAAAAGTGCTTAAAAATCCGGCAGTCAGTCCAAAAAGATAGGTGATTTGATGAAACAAAAGACGAAAATACTCTTAATATTGATACTCGCAGTCGCATTGATAAACACTAGTGCTTATTACATGCTTGTTGAGTTGCCAGACGTGCAGGAAAGCGTGCATTTGGAGAATACTCAAAAACATGCTTCAGACGTGTGCAGAGCAGTCCATACTAATGCGCCGGTATATTGCACTAAGGACATTGTTTGCAAAAGCATAATTTATTCTGCGATCACGAAGTTTATATTTGAGAACACGAAAATCCTAATCTATATTTGGCAATTCCCGAGAGCAAATATCTTGTCGCAGTCCGTACTATTACATTGAGGTGGGAGTATAGTAAAAATAGAACAAATGTTTGCGGTAATATTTCCCACTAACCGAACATATATTATTGTACAAAGCTGATCGGGAGGTATGCTATATGGGCTATAAAGAGAAGATTATTGCACTTTTAGATAAAATGAATCAAAGAAAATTAGAGATAATATATCATTTTGTACGTGGTATATTATAACAAAAGAGCAGGTTTTATTCCTGCTCTTTTTTGTTTTGAAGTAAATTTGCAATTTTTTCGAGGGTTTCCCAGTCAGATTCGTCTAATGATGAAAGCATAGCAATAAATCTCTTTTTGAATGTTTCTGATTCATTATCTAAAGTTCTTCCAACAAATTCAGAAATCTGATCGTCTCTAAGGCTGTCCTTGTCTTTTTCACCGGTACCGTACATGAGCCAATCCATATTAACGGAAAATTCCTGACAAATTAACTTGTATAGCGGTTCTTTTTGGTCAGGACGTTTCAATCTATCATATTCTATATTGACAATAACATTTTCATTAGTGCCGAGAACTTCCCCGAATTTTCTTCGAGTCATATGATGGTCTTCTCTGATAGATCGGATTCTTTCTCCTACTGTTTCCACAATTTTCCCTCCTTTCTTGATAATAAGTATACCATTATTACGCTTGTTGGTCAACAAGAAGTGTAATAATTTTTTATCAAAAATATGTTGACAAACAAATTAAAAGGTGATATTATTTGTTCATCAACAAAAAACAACGGTTTTTTTCGAAGAAAGGAGGAAGGATAAAGTGTTGAATAACTTAAAGAGAGTTCTTGATGATAAAGGAATCACGATCAGAGCGTTCGCAAAAGTTTTGGAAGTTGATGAAAGAACTGTACAGAACAAAATAAAAGGTAAAACGCCTTTTACATATCCAGAAGTACTGACCGCGAAGAAAGAACTTTTCCCAGAGTATGACATGGAATATTTATTCAGAAATGAATAACAAAAAAGCCGGAAGGAGTGCCATCCCACCAGCTTTTGCCTAAATTTGTTTACCCTATGTGTTTTGCAGATTAATCGCGTGCTTGCTCTTAATCACATCTGTGGCACCAAATGTTTTCTTGAAACACTTCGCCACTTACGCAGTTTTAGTTCTGCGGTTTGAGTAAAAAAGATTAGCTGCCCCATTAGTTGACGAATGTAGGAATCTTACTTATAGAAGCAAAATTGCTTAACGTACTTTGATAACGCAGTTCACTCTGCTTGCGACCTACAATAAGGAACAGGGCAAAGTCAAAAGTTGGGTCATAATAATCCACTCCTTTCATTGCCCGTAATTGGGTACGAAATAATTTTAACACATAGGAAAAATATTTTCAACAAAGAAAGGAAGTGAAACTATGTCAGAGAAAGAAAAAAAGATTCTTGAATCAATCGCTAAGGCGGTTCCGAATATGTCGGAATTTGACAAAGGATATTTTCTCGGTGTTGGCGAAACAATTGCTAAATACAAAAACAATGGCAAAGAAGAAAAAGTTGAGAAAAAGACTGAGAAAGGAGAAAAATCATGTCAAAGCGATTTTTGAAATGTTTATTTTCACCACGGGTTGTTAGAGTTCCAGATAAGACCCGGGTGGTGTGTTTTTCCAAGAAAGGAAAAAAATACCTGAAAGTATTTAATACTGAAAATGGAGCAAACATCTGCTTCCAAGTGGAATCTATCGACTATGCAAACAGTGATTTAAAGGATGAATACCACCCGGAAACAATGTTCGCAGACATTGAAAGCAATCAAAGCGTTACGATTTTGAACCAGTAGGTGTAGTCGTTACATTTTGAACATTTAGGGATGATCTTACCGGGTTTTACAGTTCTTTTAGAGTTGCAATTACAGCAGGTGAAAACAGTAGTTTCAGTTACTTTTTCACCGGATCGGAAAAGACCATCTACGTATGGAAGTAATAACAAAATTCCTATCTCCTTTCAAATTACTCGGCGTTATAGAGCCTGTGGTTACATTATAAAGAGGTTAGGAACGAAACTCAATAGAAAGGATCCGTATGAACGACTTAACAGTAACAGAATACAAGAATATTCGAGTTCTTACTACACAGCAGATTGCTGAAGCGTATGGAACTGACAGAAAAGTAATTTCCTACAATTTTAATCATAACAAAGATAGATATATTGAAGGAAAGCATTATCTCAAACTTGAAGGAGATGAAAAAACAGAATTTATTAACCGTCTTGAAAATCACGATGGTTCCAAAAATGCCAAAACTCTTTACCTCTGGACAGAAAAGGGAGCATTCCTTCATGCAAAGTCATTGAATACCGACAAAGCGTGGGAAGTATATGACAGACTGGTAGATGAATATTTCGAGAAGCCGAAATTACCATTGTGGACTATGGACGATAAAATCCAGATTCTTGCACAGGGAAACATCGAGCTTAAAGAAAAGATTGATGCTGTCAATGATGACTTGCAGGAGTTCAAAAGAGACATGCCTTTACTTGCGCTGGAATGTCAGAAAATCACAAAGGCAAAGAATCAGAAAGTAGTCCCGATTTTAGGTGGAAAGAATGCACCGGCATACAAAGATAATTCCATTCGTCAGCAAGTTTATAGTGACATTGATGCACAGCTTCGCAGGGAATTTGGTGTGAATACCTACAAGGCAATCAAAAGAAACCAGTGTGATGTAGCAATAAAAATCATAAACGAATATGAGCTGCCGATGTATTTGAAAGATCGCATTGATGATGCGAATGCTCAGAGTAGTTTCTTATAAGAAAGAGAGAAGATTAAATGGATTTGTACGATGTAGCACTTTTCTTTTCTATTGCAGCAATCATTTTAAATATAATCACTTTTTTCTTAAATCGAAAGTGATCAAAGAAGATTAATTGTAAAGGAGCGAATTTTATGAGTAAAAAAAAGAAAAAGAAAAAGGCTTCCAAGATGGTACGAACATCAAAGAAACCTATTTCCTTAACGTGTTTGATTAATAAGAAACCTATTTGCCAGATGGATATTTTTCGTTGAATGCTTCTAACGCAGAATCATAAGCGTTTGTGTATTCTTCGAAATAATCGACAGTGACATGAACTTTGCCTGAATCAATTTGAGCTTGACGTTTTAAATGGCACGCGTCAATGCAAATTGCAACGGCTAAATCATGTGCACGTTTTTCATTATCGGTCATTTTTACACCTCCCTTCGGAGAATATTATATCACATCGCAAAAAAGAAATGGCAAACTAAAAAAGAAGCAATCAGGAGGTAAAAATCAGATGATTAAATGCGAAAAAGGAAACGTATCAATCAACGGTGCGGGAAATGAAGTCATCCATGATCTTTCGGAGATCATATCTCGTACCTACAGTTCCTTTTCCAAAGCGTTCGGAGAGGAAAAAACAAAACAGATGATTTTTAAGGCGGTAAACGCCGGGATGGGAGCAGACAAATGACGAAAGCAGAGAAATTTAACCTTTATGCTGATACCTTATATGGAATGTGCCGGAAAGCACAGGACACAGTTCCAGAAGCGTGTGTGTGTTTTGAATGTAATACTTTCAACAGTGAAAAGTTAGGAACATATCGCACGATATGCGTCGGCATCACAACGGCTGAAGGAAGCAGAAAATATTACAACGTGTGTGAAGTATTACGTGATATGGAAGAAAACTTTGTATCTGTAAAAGCGGTGCTGAACAACCTGTTGATTAATGCCCCGTGTCCATACTGTGAAAAGGAGAAAGAAAATTAATGGCTGTAGAAAAAGAAAGCTCCGTGGATTTTGTCCCGGAGACCATTGAAGAAGAATATGCCCTGTTGGCAGGCAGATTGAAAGCTGTTGAAGCTTATCTTGATGCTTCAGATAGCGATTACGTCGACAAAAACGTTCTGGCTGCCATGTTAGGCATTTAAGTTGTAAGCAGCCCCGGCGGTGCAGGAACACCAACCGGAGCACGTATCTAACTTAGCTTGAGTAAGTTAAATACAGGATGATTATATCACACCTTCCTGTATTTGACAAATAAAAACACAGGAGGGCATTTTTAATGTCTAAAATCACTAAGGAAACTGGTAAAACACTTGCTTCTGAGATCATCAAAGACCTTGAGAAGGAAGCAAGAAACAAAGATCTGGCAATCATTGCTCTGCTGACTACAGTGCTGGCAATGGGGTTGCTGGGGAAAGGAAAATAGTGAGAACTTATTTAGAAGGGCTTGCAGTGTTCGGAGTTTCTGGCCTGGCAATCGTGTTCTTTGCTGTATGCTGGGCCGTGACTGATTTGGATGCACTCACGATTCTGGCATTGGATTATATCTTAATGAGTACAGTCGGGCTGGCAGTGATGCTAAAAATCAATGACTTCGTACACGACATTAAAAGGAAGGAAAAAGAAAATAAAAATGCAGGATTTAAACAGAACAACACTGACCGGATTCGTAACTGATCCGGCAGAAGTCAAATTTAAGCCAAGAAAGGGAAAGAGCTTTTTAGTCGTCAGAAGTGACCGGTTCAGCGGAACACCGGACGATATCATTGTTGAGATCCCGAACAGACTCAAAGGTACGTTCCGGGAATGGAATTGGATAAAAGTTTCGGGAAGAATCCGTTCCAAATGGGTTAGAGCGGATCACCAAGAGAAAAAGTACATGTATCTGGAAGCATACGATCAGCACCGAAGGGACGCTTCTTGTGAATACAGTAGAAATGACTGCAAACATTTGCAAGAAGCCGGTGCTGAGAAAAACGCCATTAGGAAAGACAATCTGCGAAGTTTGCGTGGCAATTAATGGATACAAGCGGTCAGAATACATCTCCTGTATTTGTTGGAGAGACCTGGCGGTGAAAGCTTCTGAATGGAAAGTAGGTACAAAAGTTAAATTAAAGGGACGTATGCAGAGCCGTGACTATTGGAAGAAGCAGTCAGATGGTTCCTATGTTAGAAAAACAGCATACGAAGTTTCAGTAATGGAGATGGAGGAAATCAAAGATGAAAAAGGTAACTTTGAAAAAACTCAGCGTTGAAAACTATAAGAAATTTGAAGCAAGAGAATTTGATTTCGCAGGAAGAACAGAAGTTTCCGGAAGAAACAGACAGGGCAAAACTTCTCTGATGGATGCATATTTTGATGTCCTGACCGGAAAACTGGCAGATGGAACACTTCCGAACAATATCCGCCGAAAGGTTGACGGTGAAGAAATTGATGATCCGGTGGTAAGAGAACTGGTTATTGACGTTGACGGAACGGAATATGTTGTCCAGAAAAAGACCAAGAAAGGAAAATCATCCAATACGGTTGAATATTACGTCAACGGAATTAAGCGGAACAAAACCGAGTATATGGAGATTCTTAGAAGGATTGCCGATCCTGATACGATTGCCATGTGCAGCAACGCCAGAGTGTTTTTGAATGAGATCCAGAAAGCAACAGCAAAAGCAAGGGAAACACTGGGGGGAATAGCTGGATTCAGTGAATCACAGTTCAGAGCAGAGCATCCGGAATATGAATGGATAAAAAGCGAAGGTGTGGAAGGAGATTCTATCGAAGAAATTTTAAAAGCCCGCAGAAGAGACCTGAGAAAAGCTAAGTCAGATGTTGATGATATCGCAAAGCAGATCAGAAAAGAGCAGAGCCGACAGGTTGAATGCGATGAAACACTTCCGGCGCAGAGGGACGATCTTCTTGACTTGCTGAAAGAAAACGAGAAGCAGGAGAAAGTACTCAGTGATGCTTCAAGAGAATACGACCGGATTTCTATTGAGCTGGCAGGGCTGAAGCGTTCAAGGGACGCACTGGTTGAGAAAGCAGGTAAATCAATCAGAGAAAGCCATGACAGAATAACTTCCTTATTATATACGCTGAAATCTGACAAGAAAAACGCCGAGAACAAATTAAGGCTTGCTGAAATGGATCTGGAACACGCCAACAAAGGAATTGAACGCCACAAAGTAGCATTGGCACAGGCTAAAAAGAAATATACGGAAGCGTTAAAAGAGAAGTGGGACGGCGATACCGAACTTACTGCAATCCGTGGAGCAGAGTTTGATCTGGCAGCAGCTATTTGCCCGACATGCGGACAGGCACTTCCAGAAGAACAGGTAGAAACTGCGAAGCGCAAGTTTGAGTTCAACAAGCAGTCCAGAATCGCCAAAAAGTTAGAAGAAAAAGAACAGTTTGAGAAAAATAAACGCACCAAACTGGAGCAGATCACTGAGGACGGCAACGAAGCTTCCGAGGGATTGAAAACGGCGAAAGAAACTAAGAAAGAAGCAGAAGCAGCTATTGAAGATACCAAGAAAAAGCTTGCATCTCTGGCACTTGAAATCGCAGAAACGGAAAAGGAAGCAGAGAAACCGATTCCAGAACCGGATATTTCTGGCGATGAAGAATACAAGGCAGTTTGCGACAAAATCTCAGCATTAGAAGAAAGTCTCAATGGCATCGGAAACGGTGAAAATGACAGGATTTTATTAAGCAACAATCGTCATTCTCTGGAAGCAAAACTCAGAGATGTTGAAGCAAAGATTAAAACTCAGACTGCAAGGCTTGAGGAAAAAGCTAATAACCTTGAAGCATTGCAGGAAGAGCAGAAAAAGCTTTCACAGAAGCAGGCAAATATTCAGCAGAAAGTGGATCAGCTGACCGAGTATTCCATTGAGAAGAATAAGGCACTGGCAGCAGTGATTAATCCGCACTTCAAACACTTCCAGTTCCAGTTCCTTGACTACACACAGGACGGTGAACCGATGGAAACTTGCCGGATGATCTGCAACGGTATTGATTATGCAAACGGTCTGAACCACAGCGACCGGATTCTTTGCGACATTGACCTTGTGATGGGGTTGCAGGAGATGAACGACTTACGGCTTCCGGTTTGGGTTGACGATACCGAGAGTGTAAATTCGGACAGGATTCCAGGATTAGATACACAGATGATTCTGTTGAAGGTTTCGGATGGGAAATTAGAGGTAAAGACATTATAAAAGGGAAAGCCAGAAACGCACGGCCTACCCCAATTAGCTTAAAAAACTGTTTTAATCAACAGCCGTTCACTACTGGGAATAGTGGGCGGCACAAAAAAGGAATAGCTAGGAACTTGTTTGGCGACAGCCTAGCTACTCCACACAAATATAGAAAAAACTATATCTGTTATTAGAATAGCAGAAAAAATCGACTTATTCAAGTCGCAGGTGATTTCGCCCCTGAAAGGTGAGGAACACGATTCACTCACCAGAACCTATGTAAATTGAATATTTGGGGTTTGACAGACCTATTAAATTACATAGGTGCGAAACGTGCAGACTGCAGTTAAATTCCGGATGTTGGTTTGACAGACCTGTGAAATTGCATAGCTACGAAACGTGATAAAAACAGTGAGAACGTCCATTACAGTTTGACAGACCTGCGAAAATACACGGATGTAACACAGAGTTGAAAACTATAAAAGGAGTATAAAAATGGCAAAAGATAGAGTGACAATTTGTAAAACAATAAAATTATATCAAGTCGGGGATAAAAACGAAGTGGATAGAGTTTATAAATTCATCAGAGACGGACAATACGCTCAGTACAGAGCTTCAAATAGATTGGCAGGAGAACTTTATAGTGAATACTACAGATTTAATATGGATATAAAAAATGAAGAATTTAAAACACGTCAAAAAGAAATAATGAGAAATTCGAACCCGTTATTTGATGATATTGAATTTGCAATTGGCGTAGATACTCCGTCTGCTGTTACGCAAAAGGTAAAATCTGATTTTAGTATTGCACTTAAAAATGGTCTAGCCAGAGGTGAACGTAACACAACGAATTACAAGAGAACAAATCCTCTTATAACCAGAGGGCGAAACTTAAAATTTGTGCATGAGTATCAAAATTATCAAGAATTTTTAGATCACATCAATTCTTCTGATTTTGCTGTGTTTATCAAGTGGGTAAATAAAATAAAGTTCAAAATCGTATTTGGAAATCCACATAGATCACAGGAATTGAGAAGCGTTGTTAAAAATATTTTTGAGGATAATTACAAGGTTCAAGGAAGTAGTATACAGGTGGATGGCAATGAAATTAAATTAAACCTTTCGTTATCAATTCCAAAAGAAATTAAGGAACTTGACGAGAACACAGTAGTTGGGGTTGATTTAGGAATTGCTATTCCTGCCATGTGTGCTTTGAACAACAACTTATACGAAAGAGAATCAATCGGTAAAGTAGATGATTTTACCAGAGTAAGGCAGAAACATCAGGCACAAGTAAAAAGACTTCAAAAAGCACTTAAAAGCGCAACTGGCAGTCATGGTAGAAGTAAGAAAATGAGAGCGCTTAATCGTGTCAAAAAATCAGAAGCACATTTTGTTGAATCATATTGCCACTACGTTAGTAGAAGGGTTGTGGATTTTGCATTAAAGCACAACGCAAAGTACATCAACATGGAGAACCTAAAAGGATATGATACGAGCCAGTTTATCCTTAGAAATTGGAGTTACTACAAACTACAGCAATATATCACATATAAAGCCGACCGATACGGGATCGTGGTAAGGAAAATCAATCCTTGCTACACATCACAGGTTTGCAGTGTATGCGAACACTGGGAACCAGATCAGAGAAAAACACAGGCATCATTTGAGTGTGCGAACCCACAGTGTGAAAGCCATAAAAAATATAAGTATGGATTTAATGCAGACTTCAATGCTGCTAGAAACATTGCAATGTCAACTCTGTTTATGCAGGACGAAGAAGTTACAGAAAAGAAGAAAGAAGAAGCCCGTGAATACTACGGGATTAAAAAAGAAAATAGTGAGGCGGTCTGATGATTGCCTTAATCATGCAGAAATGTATGCGGCTGATTTCGCAGCCGAAGGGTGAGAATTATTTTATAAATAATATTTTTTGAAACCATATTATATGCGAAAAACTGTTTTGTAGCCATTCACTATTGCGAGTAGTGGGAAATGCAACAACTTAAAAAATAATCACTCACCAAAACCTGTGTTACCTGTGAAATGTAATTTGAGAGTTGAGAAGTATAACAAATAGCGCAGGTACGAAACTTCTGTGGTTTTGATTTAGTATCAAGTTCAGGTTAAGAACCATAACAAATAACACAGGTACGAAACTCAGAGGATGCGTTGGTAGACCACTATCTTTGGTTGAGAACCATAACAATAACACAGATGCAATCGCGCAAAAGCGTGTTAGCAAATATAAATAACGAAAAGGAGAATTAAAATGGCAGAAAACACACAGGTGGCAAATTTCAACACACAACTTTCCTACTACACAAATCGTTATGTCGATTTAATGGAAAGAGATTTAACTTCAAGAGGAATGGAGTTTGATTCTTATTCAAAAGATTGCGTAGTGGCAGCAATGGGATCTATTTTCCAGATGGTACATGAGAGCGGCGTCAATTTTGACGCAATCAACGGTTCTAATCTTAAATTCATTCTGAGCAAGGTAGCAACATTAAAGCTAAACGCAAACGCACAGCCAAGAGAATGCTATTTCAAGATCAGAAACGTAAATGTAGCAGGAAAAGGAAAACCGGCACAGTGGGAGAAGAAAATCGAATTTGCAATTGAGGGTGATGGAAACGATGCTCTTGTTAGCAGATACGGTGTCAATGTGGCTAAAGTATTTCCATACTGGAAAGTCAGAGAGGGAGACAAATATACGCCACCAAGACATAAAGGTGTAGAAATTACACCACCGGAATGGGAAGAATCTGGCGTAGGTAAAGTAGTCCGTATTGTATATCCGATTCAATACAAGGACGGGCACATCGAATACTTTTCATGCGAAAGAGCAGATGTTTTGAAGAATCTTGCAGCGCACATCAAGAATAATCTCCAGAATGAAACTTTTGGAATTTGTGCAGACAGATATAAAGCTACGGATGCACAGAAAGCTCAGATTGAAGCAAAGAAAAAAGAGATTATGAAAAAGGTCTCTGACATTGGAGAGCTGGAAGCAATTATTGATTGTGAGGAATTAAGGCCGTACATTTCACCGTCTTATTACGAAACACAGTCAAAAGAATCAATGATTATTCGTAAGATGCGAAACAACATTATGAAGTCTATTCCTAAGAAATGGGACAATCCAGTGCAGGCTTACGAATACAACATGTTGGACGCCACATACAAAGAAGTACAAGAAGAAATCGAGCAGAACGCTAACACCGAAGAATTCATCCCAGAGCCAATGGCGATCGAAGAACAGCCGAAGCAGCCAACGGTTGCAGAGACCGTTCAGACGGTAGAGAAAGAACCGGTTCCGGCAGCAGGTAAAGAACCAGAGATTCCAGATTTTATGAAGCAGGAGGAAATTTAAGCAATTAAATATATTATCAAACGTGAGTAAATATACTCAAAGATACTTAAAATCCATAGTATTAGTTGGTGACTTAAAACCACTGAAATCATAGGAAAGAAAAGCCAGTGCAAGTTGAAACAGTCTTGCTAACTATAGGGTAGAACCTTGATGGTAATGATTGAGTAATGGTAGAAGTCCATGAAAACCAAATGGCAAAAAAACAAAATTTTAGAAAGGAAAAGCTATTTAGATGAACCTATATCTAATCAATAAAAAAAGAATTTATAGGTATGTACCGATGGCTTAGTCGGGAATTTACGACTGTGGAGTGTACAAGAACTTGTGAGTAGTGTGTCACTTGCGACCACCAAAGCATACACGATGAAGCAGTAACTACAAATTGTGAGATTGTAGCGAATCATCTAGCATATACATTTGTATATGTTTTTAGTAGCAGGAAATGTGATATGAGTTTACATGATGTATTTACAGTATTATGCGTGATTGCTTATATCGTCTTCGTTGCACTTGCAGTATACGCCATTAAGAAGAAAAACACTTTACCGATGCTGGTTGCGCTGGTAATTTCAAACTTCTTCGACTTAATGGTTTCACTTACAGCAAAATAAGGAGGTGCTAAAAATGAGCAATAGTGAAATTTTAAAGAAAGCAAAGGAACTGGTTGAACTTCTGGAAAAACAGGAAAAATCATGCAGGGTGAGATTATCCGAGCTTAATCCGGGAGATATCTTCCAGACTACCGGAAAGCGTAAATACAAAGTTCTGGAACAGTACACAGAGCATACCAAGATCATTTCTCTTGGATTTGTGAAAGAGAATGTGAAATTTGATGATGATACAAATGACTATAGTAAATCATCTTTGAAGAATCTGTGCGATACAAAAATTCTGAAAGATTTTGAAAAAGAGTTTGGAGAAGAGAACATCGAAACTGACATAGTAGATTTGATCACCGTGGATGGACAGAAAATCGGAGAAACGGAATGCAAAGTTAGACCACTGACGTTTGATGAAGCGCGTAAATACACAGAACTGACGCCAAATGATGAATTGGATGATTCCTATTGGACTTGCTCCGCATGGAGCACAGTGGAAAGAGGATGGAAATATGCGCTTACCGTTGTTTTGCCTTCTGGCAGTATCGACAGCGGGGGCTACGGCGTCGGCAGGTGCGGTGTTCGCCCAGTTTGTATCTTAAAATCTAATATCTTTGTATCCAAAGTGGAGGAATGAAAATGAAGAAAAATCTGAAATATTTTGAAAACGAATTAAACCGTATCAGCAAAGAATTTGCCGAATATAAAAAGCAGCATATGGAAAAGCCGGAAATTGGCAAAACGGTAGAAATTGCCGGAATGGAATGGATGATTCTGGATAAGACAGAAAAAGGATATTTTGCCGTTTTGAATGGATTCGATGGAAAAGAAAGAGCATTTGATTCGGATTCAAATAACTGGATTTCAAGTAAACTTCGAGAAGAATTAAACACTAAATATTGTGGACGAATTAGGAGAGGATGCAGTTATCGGATTTGATCGTGATTTACTTTCTCTGGACGGTCAGACAGAATACGGACATTGCGAAGATAAGATTTCACTTTTGACTGTGGATGAGTACCGGAAATATCGTAAATTACTGCCGAACATGCCGAAATGGTGGTGGTTGATTACGCCATGGAGTACACCAGTAAATGATTACAATTCAACGCTGACCGTTGTTTCGCCTTCTGGCGGTATCTGCCGCAGTTACTGCGGCTGCTGTAACGGTGTTCGCCCAGTTTGTATCTTTTCTTCTTCAATCTTTGAATTGGGAAGTGATGATTAATGGCAAATGAAGATTTAAAGGTAATAACAAAGGCTAAGCAGCTTGCAAAGCATACATTAATAGTTACGAGTAATGCCAGACGATACCCGAAGAAATACAGGTTTTCACTTGTAGATAAAATACAAAATAAAGCCCTGGAAATATATGAAATGCTTTTTGAAGCTAACCGAACAGACATAAAAGATTATAAAAGAGAAAGATTGGAGCTTCAGACAAAAGCAATTACACATTGCGATGAACTTATGTATTTTATAGAGCTTTCTTATGAACTGAATATCATAAATTCAGGGAGTATGGAAGCGTGGTCAAAAATGGTCATGGATGTGAAACATATGGCGATTGCTTGGAGATCAAAAGACAGAAACAGGTAACAACTTGGGTTATGCGTTGCAATACCGTTGTTTCGCCTTCTGGCAATATCAACAGCAATAACTACAACAACAGTAACGGTGTTCGCCCAACCTCTGGATCACAGGCAGACAGAGTAAGCGCAAAGCTGAAATCAGTAAAGATACAAGTAAATGCATAACCTTTCCGGAATGGATAAATATAAAGGAACAAAAACAATGGATAAAGAAATTGTTGCAAATTTTGAGAATTTATATCGTTCTTACAAGAAGGTTAAAAGCGGTAAAAAATTTAACTCAGGCACTGCAAGGTTTTCTAATTTATCTCTTGAAGGCATTCACCTTCTAAAAGAACAGTTGGAAAGCCAAACGTATACCATAAATCCATATAATAAATTTCAAATCCATGAGCCAAAAGAACGGACAATAGAATCATGTTCATTTAAGGATAAAGTAGTGCAGAGATGCTTTTCAGATTACGTTCTGACACCGAAGCTTGAAAAAATCCTGATTAAATGGAATACCGCTGGACAACAGGGAAAAGGACAACATATGGCAATGGACGGTTTAAAGGAGCAGATGTTGGATTTCTATGAAAAGAATGGAATAAATGGATGGATTGTAAAATGTGATATTCATAAATATTTTTACAGCATAGATCATGAAATAATGAAAGACGTACTTGACTACTATTTTGATGATGATTTTGCAATCTGGCTGAATCATTTATTTATTGATAGCACAGGAAATCCAGGACTGCCATTAGGAAACCAGGTCAACCAGAAATATGCATTGCTGCTACTTCATTCGTTGGATCAGATGATAACGATTGAGTTTGGAAATCTATATTATGGACGATATAACGATGATTTTTATGTGTTGTGCAAAACAAAAGACATCGCCAGAGAAATTCTTGAAGCAATTCGAATGATGGTTAAAAGTCTCGGGGTGGAATTGAACCCAAAATCGCAAATTGTACCGTTCCGAATGGGACTGTGTTATCTTGGATTCCACCATTACGTGACTGATGAGGGGAAATATATCAGAAAATTACGTGGTGACAGAAAAAGAAATACTCAGAAAAAGGTTCGTAGATGGGTTCGTGCAGTAAACGAAGAAAAGATGTCAATGAAAAAATTCAACGAAAAATATGGAGCATGTAGGAACCATATGCTTCATGGAAACTGTATTAAATTATGCCACAGTATGGATCTTGAAATTGAAAGGAGAATGAAATGAGATTAATCAGTCAGACGGGAGATATTGACATTCCTTACGAAAACACTTCATTAAGCAGAGCTGAAAATATCATAAGAGCATACATTCCAGAGGTCAGTGAAAAAGGAACAATTATGGCTGTTTACTCAACAGAAGAACAGGCGAAAGAAGCAATGAGTATGATTATGTATGCGCATATTTCAAACAAACCAATATTCATTCTTCCAAAAGAAGGAAAAACAAAATTGGAATCGACTTTCTTGGGAAGATACGAATTAAGACTTCTTAGAGAAAATCTTCCCAATGTAATGGATTTAAAAAACGGAAATGGAGACTACGTTCTTCCGCGAAAAATAAGAGATAGCATCAAAGAAATTGCCGCAGCTTTAAATGTATCGGGATTATAAAATAATAGGTATTAATTTTGCAGAAAGAAAATGAGGTGATTCCAGTGTTCATGCGAGTAATTTCAACAGGAAGCACAAAGGGAAACTGTTACGCTTTGCAGTCAAGTGCAGGCGAGATTGTTCTTCTTGATTGCGGATGCGATTACAAAAAGATTCTCGGAGGGATTGATTATCAGATAAGCAATGTTTCCGGTGTACTTCTTTCACATGAACATGGTGATCACACCAAAGCTATTCGTGAAATCATGAACGCCGGAATCGCAGTTTATACCGGACAAGAAACAATCAATAACTTAGGCATAACGGACGGAACTATAAAAGCTGTTGCTGAAAAGAAATACTTCAAAATCGGCTCGTTCAGCGCAGTTCCGTTCAGCCTGCCACATACATCTGCAAATAAAGAACCGTGCCCGAACTTCGGGTATCTAGTGGAACATGAGGAAATGGGAAAGCTTCTTTACCTGACAGACTTTGAGCATTGCCGGTACAAATTCAAATCAATGGAACTTAATCATTTGGTTATTGGTTGTAATTACTGCGAGGAGCTGATAGACAGAAACAACCCGAAGTGGAGGCACCAGGTCACCGGGCATTGTTCTTTGTCAACTTGTAAGCAATTCATTAAGGAAAATCTCACAGAATCGCTCAAAACGATAACACTGGTACATTTGAGCGGTGATGCTTCGGATGCTAAAAAAATGTTTAAAGAAGTCAAAGAAGTTGTTGGGGATGATGTTCTGGTTCAGATTGGACGGGCTGGACTGGAAGTTGATTTAAACTTGTTTCCATTTTGAAAGGAGAGTGGGATATGGAAACGACAGATTGTAGCAAATGCAGATTCCGTAATTGCTGCACGTTAGCCTGGGATTACGGATCGCTGTACTGTAACGATTATGAGGAGGAAGATACATGGAACATTTCTTAGAATCACTTAAAAAAATAAAGAAGTCATCAACTCACAGTAATCCAGAAGAAGTTGCCCCCCTGTTCTATCAATATAACAGGGGATGGAATGATGCACTGGAAAAGGCAAAGGAACTTTTCACATCTTACAATCCGGTGACTGAATGGATTCCGACAGAATTAATGTTACCACCGGAGCCAGACGAAGATGTTGATATCGAGGAACTTCCGCAGTACACGGTAACAATCAAGGGTGCTGAATGGCCAACATCCCTGAGATACATTGGAAACGGTGAATGGGCGGATGTTGGAGTCGGAAGAGAGATAAAATACACGGTTTCGGCGTGGATGCCGATGCCTAAAGCTTATAAGGAGAAATAACATGAACAAAGTAATTTTGATCGGTCGATTAGTGAAAGACCCGGACATACGTACCGGAACCAATAACATAACCATTGCCAGATACACTCTTGCAGTAGAAAGACAGTATCGTAAAGATAATGAGCGGAAAGCAGATTTCATAAATTGTGTTGCACTTGGTAAAAATGGAGATTTTGCTGAAAAATATCTGCATAAGGGAATGAAAATTGCAGTCATCGGCAGCTGGCAGACTGGAAACTATACAGACACTGATGGAAAGAAAATTTACACAAATGACTGTCTGGTAGAAACACATGAGTTTGTGGAAAGTAAGGGTAGAAGCAACCAACCTGAAAGCATCGGCGCAGTTCCACCGTCAGCACCGGCAAGTGACACATTTGTTGAACTGGCTTACGATCCGGATTTACCGTTTTCGTAATTGAAAGGAATTTCGGTTGGATTACAAGAAATTCAGACAGGCGAAAGCCATTGAAGCTAGCAACAAGAAGAAACTTCTGAAAGTAAATCCGAAACTGGATGAAGGAACCGGGATATATATACTTTGGCGTACCGAAACCCATGGATATATCGGGCAGTCAGTAAAACTTCTTACCAGACTGGCACAACACATGTCAGGATACGAGCAGCATATTGATCGTTCCATGAAAGCACATGGGCTGTATTCAGAAGATAATAAGAACGGCTACAAGATTGATTTTTTTCATTGCCCGGTATCGCAGCTTGATGAAAAAGAACGAGAATACATCCAGAAAGCCATTGATGCCGGATGGATTGTGAAAAACAAGACTGGTGGTGGACAGGATGAAGGTAAAGAAAAGATTGCTGATTACCGACCGGCAAAAGGATATCGTGATGGTATCCAACAAGGCAAGAAAGCTCTGGCCCGTGATTTATCACATATCATCGACACCCATTTGCAAATTACTTTGAAGCCGGAAAAGCAGCACAATAAAACTTCAATCAAGGCTTTCGAGAAATTCAAGGAACTGCTTGATGAAAGGAACTATGAGAAATGACTATACGTGAAATAAAGAGCAGGAAGCACAAGGAATACGAGCAGAATCGTAAAGATATTTATTATTTCATCGTAAAATATGAAAAACGCAAAGGCGAAATGCCACAGGTTAAAACGATAGCTGAGGAATTGGACTTAAGTCCCAGTGCAGTCCAGAGACATTTACGCCAGTTTGCGGATGATGGACTGATTGAATTTTCGGGGAGCAATTCTCACAGAAAATACCGGCTGATAAGAAAGAACGAAAGATGAAGCTTTACGATCTGTACACCTTAGATGGGACGTTCGTAGATACTCTCACTCGGAAAGAAGCTGTTGAAAGGTTCAGCCTTTCCGGGTGGGACTTCAAATCAAAAATAGACTACAGAGAACCTATCAATGGTGAATATTACCTGGATGATTCGGAAGACGATATCACTGTTAGAAAGCATAAGGACAAAGACATGCTTGCACAGTTTGACTTACTCACATCGAAGTTGAGAAAAATATTAAAAGTGGAGGGAAAATAATGGCAGAGAATTGTAATGAATGTAGTATCGCATGGATACGTGGAAGTGATTATGCTGAGATATCGGCGTACAACGGAAGTACTTTAAAGAATCGAACACTTAAGCTGAAAGAAGAAAACCCGGAAGATGTGAAGGTTATCGCAATTAACAAAGATGGCTCGATTTTCGCTCATGTTCCGAGAAAATACGTGCCAAATTTACGAGCCCCGAGAAAACTGACAGAAGAGCAGAGGGCAGAACTGATTAAGCGAGGAAAGAACATGTCGAAATGGAAGGTAACTGATGTAGAAGAAACGCCAGATTTCGATTTTGACGATGAGGATGAAGGAATCCTCGATGGCGAAGATAAAATCGGTTTTTAGGAGAAAAAAATGAGAGTAGATGTTCAGATGAGAAATAACGCTATAACGATTCAAGGATTGAGGGTGTATCTGGCAGAAAAATACGGGATCCGCAAAGGAAACCGTATCAAGTACACAGAACGCGGAGATGAAAAAGTGGAACACATTTATGAGGTCGATGCGATTTATCCGCATTGTGTGTTGCTGCGAGATATTTTCGATAACACAAGGATTTGCCCGTGTTACGGAAAATTAAGAATGATGTTGAATGAAATTGAGTAAATATGAAGATGGTTAAAAGAAAGGAATAACGAATCCTCGGTAAACCGAGGTTGTATTAAGATTAGTATGGTGAATTGATACATAAAGTTTGACGGAGTGGCTGTGCCTAAGTAAGCACTTAATAATGAATCCAAGCCGATTGTCAGACTATCCTCGCACAGGATTTGTAGCGTGGTGTTATGAAAGTATGTTGGTTTTCAACAGGAATAAGCAGTTTTGTAGCGTGTTATCTGGCAAAGGATGTTGACGAGATTATCTATACTCATGTGTCGAATCAGCATCCAGACAGTCTGAGATTCTTGCATGATTGCGAGAAGTTGCTAGGAAGAAAGATAACGATAATCCAGTCAGATAGGTTTGACTCAGTGGATGACGTGATGGAGTTCACGCACACAATGAATACTCCGTTTGGTTCTCCATGTACGAGATATTTGAAGAAAGAAGTAAGAAAAAAATGGGAATCCGAGCATCCAGATCACCACACCTACGTATGGGGGTTCGATGTGAATGAAAAGAGCAGAGCAGAGAATACCTGCAAGGCTCTGAGCGATTACGACCATGAGTTTCCATTGATTGAACATGGATTAACTAAACAAGAAGCGCACGGAATAGCGGACAGGTTAGGATTGAAACGTCCAGTTATGTACGAATTAGGATATCCGAACAATAATTGCATCGGATGTGTAAAAGGTGGCATGGGTTACTGGAATAAAATCAGATTGGACTTCCCAGAAGTATTTCAAAAGCGTGCGGAGCAAGAGCGTAGATTTGGAAGAAGCTGCATAAATGGCGTATTCCTTGATGAATTAGAACCAGACAGAGGAAACATAAATACAGAAATCATGGAGGACTGCACAATAGCGTGCCAGTTGCTTACATGGGGAAAGTGAGGATGTAAAATGTTAATCAGAAGTCAGGACAAGGAAATTTTAGCTAATATGGAAGGTCCGATTGCTATAGAGATTTTAAGCGACGGTAATGGACATACAACCATGTATTGGAAAGATAGCAATGCGCCTGTTGCTCTTGACAATATTCATAATTCAAAAACTGCAAAAATTGTAACACCAGATGCAACAATCTGCATCCAGCCAGATAAAATTGCTCTGATTGAACTGAAAGAAATAAACGGCGTTCCATCTCTTGTAATTCCAGTAAATGGAGAACTGAAAATCAATGGAATTGAAGTTGAATTAAAATAAACATTTTTTGAAAAACCAGGAATTGGAGAAAGGAATTTTAGAATTGGCACAGAAACGAATGTTTACTATGAAAATTGTTGACAGTGACGCATTCTTAAGTATGTCAGCCGGTGCGCAATGTGCATATTTTCATTTGTGTATGCGTTCAGACAATGACGGATATTTAAGAAATTGGAAACGGATTTTTCAAATTATAAGTATAACTGAAAAGGATATATTTGAGTTGATTGAAAATGGGTATTTGAAAAAAACGACAAATGGTATATATAAATTGCCTCTGTTTAAAGAAACCACAGGATATGGAGAACGAGAAAGAGAAAGACATACGAAAGAATATAGAGAATGGCGAAAAAAAGTCTTAGAACGTGATAAATATATTTGCCAGATGTGTGGAAGACCAAAATCAAACATAGCTCACCATAAAATAAGATTCAGAGACTGCTATGATAATGAAAATATTGCTTATGATGTAAGCAACGGAATTTGTTTATGCAAGAGGTGTCATAAGATGGTGCATGGAGGTGGAAATTATATTAATGGCTAAAGTAAGTTGGATTAAAATCGAGACAGAGATGTTCAACAACAGCAAGATTGGACACATCAGAAACTTGCCGGAAGGAAACAATATTGTTCTGATCTGGGTAATGCTTCTTACAATGGCTGGCAGATGCAATGCGAACGGGCTTATCTTTTTAACCGAAAATATTCCGTATAATGAAAAAATGCTTGCTGATGAATTAAGATTTGATGAAAGTGTTGTACGCCTTGCGCTATCAGTTCTTGAAAAATTCGGAATGATTACACGAGATGGAAATTTGCTTACAATTCCAGGCTGGGAAGAGCATCAGAATATCGAAGGTATGGACAAGATCAGGGAACAGAATCGAATCAGGAAGCAGAAACAGAGAGAAAGACAAAGAAATATGATTGAACAAGATATGTCACGTGACAGTTCACGTGACGTCACGCAACAGAATAAGATAAAGAATAAGAAAGAAGAATTAGATAAAGATAAAGAAAAAGATAATAATTTAATAGTATCTAAAGATACTATTCATCAGACGGATGTCCGACGTGTTATTGAGGAATGGAACAAATTACAGGATGTTGGCATTGCTCCTATCAGGGATATCAAACCAGCATCCAAAAGATGCCAGATGCTCAAAGGACGAATAAGAGAGTATGGTATGGACGATCTCTTAAAGGCTATGGACAACATTCGCCACAGCGATTTCCTGAGAGGTGAAAACAAAAATGGATGGATGATTACTTTTGACTGGTTTGTAAAACCAAATAATTTCTTAAAGGTTTTGGAGGGTAACTACAATGGGGACAGAAAACATGGATCTGGTGCAAAAACTCAAAGAAAAGTCGAGCCACTTATCCCGTTCGGAACACTCAGCGATGACGGAGACTCAGACACATTGCCATTTATGTGATGATTCCGGATGGGTCTGGAGTCGTGATCAATATGGAGTTCCGTACTGTCAGGAGTGTTCCTGCGGTATCCGCAAAAAAACGATTCATAGAAATCAGCTTAAGTTTGCAGAAATTCCAGGCATCTACAAGGATGCAATGTTTAATAATTTTCGGTCGGCAGTATATCAGCTACCGGAAAGCCAGGAAACAATAAGACAGGCTGCGAAAGCTGTTCACTACTGGATGGAAAATATCAGCGATATGCAAAAACAGGGAATTGGACTATATTTTTACTCTAGCACGAAAGGTTCTGGAAAAACCCGAATGGTATGCAGCCTGGCGAATGAACTGATTGAAAAACATCAGAAACAGGTAAAATTTTCAACGTCTATGAAAATCCTTGACGAGATCAAGTCCACATGGGGGAAAAGATACAGTCCGGATAAAACGGAAGAACAGTTGATTGATGAACTTGCCAGAGCAGATATTCTAATCATTGATGATTTCGGCACAGAAACCGAAAAGGATTGGGTAAATGAAAAATATTATGAAATTATCGACGGACGCTATACAAGCCGAAAAATCACGATTTTCACAAGTAATTACTGTATTTCTCGACTAAATTATGATGAACGTATCACCAACCGGATTCTGGAGCGGTCACTTGAGATCCCATTCCCGGAAGAATCTGTTCGGGAACACATAGCGGAAACAATGAAACAGCAAATGATAGCAGGTATCATGGGAGGCGGAAAATGAACAGTGCGGTGTTAAAAAGAAAATTCACAGGGAAGCCGGTAACTATGCCTTATTCAGCTGCAAAGATTGAAAGAATGCAGCGGATGTTTGACGAGTCCAGAGAAAAAGTTCTGGCAGCCAGAAATGAAGAGATTGAAAAAGCGTACCAGAAAGGCAAGGAAGACGGAATCAGTAGAAGCGTGAGCGTTTTGAACAAAGTTGTAGAAAACGCAAGGGAAGAAGAAAGAGAGAAAAGCTACAACGCCGGTTTCGAACAAGGATTTACGGACGGACAGGACTGGGCGAATGTTGAGAACAGTGTAACATTGCTTTTGGCACTACATAGAGCATACGACTTTGAACCGGAACAGCTGATGAATGTAGTGGAAAAGAGTAACAAATATGTGCATCAGGCAAATGAAGGAAAACCGACTATCGGTACTCTTGCACGGCAGTTGTACAATGAATGCCAGATAAAGCTGTGCGAACACGAAGTGGAAATTTTAAGAAAGTACAGTTTGTTTGAAGAGGGTGACCCATATGATTAAGATAAGCGCAATGTACAAAGATTCCGGCGGAACAAATCCATATCACAGATGCGATGAATGTTTACGGTACCGGTCTGGAAAACATCCGAGGTGCCTGAACTACAATGGAGATGTGGACTGGAAACCGAACTACATTGCCTGCAAATTCTTCACAGATGAAAAGGAAGATGAAATCAAAGGACAGATAGATATATTTGATTTACTGTAAAACAAAGTAATTGATTGACCAAAAAAATGCTAGAATCCATTTTATATAGTAAATATATGCCTAAAATGTTTTAAAAGGATTTTGGACCTTTTCGTCAAAGAAAGGAGTGCGACATGAATAAAGCGTTATTACTGGCATTGAACGAACACATATACCTTCAGGGACTGATCAGCAGAGAAATGAAAGAGAAAATTGACATTGAAATTCTCTCTGAAAATTAGCTTAAACTATTGAGCGGAGATGAGATAGAAGTTATAATAATCTTATCTCTGCTCTTCCAAACAGAAGGGAGAACGGGGCATGAACGTTTATCGTACTAGAGAAATACTGAAAACTTGCAGTATTTTCGATCTGAAATTAAAAGTGGCGTTTTACGCAAGAGTAAGCACAGAATCAGAAGACCAACAGGTTTCTATACATCACCAGGATGAATATTACAGAAACTTCATTGCTCAAAATAAAAACTGGGTATTTGTTGGTGCGTACATTGACAATGGAATATCGGGAATACGAACTGAGAAAAGGGACGAATTTCAACGCATGATGGCAGATGCCAAAGCCGGGAAAATTGATATGATTGTAACGAAAGAAATTACCAGATTTGCAAGAAATACGTTAGACAGTATAAGATACACAAGGGAATTACTAATGTATGGTGCATGCGTATGGTTTCAAAATGACAACATTAATACGATTGACGAAGATAGTGAATTAAGACTTACCATAATGTCCGGAATTGCCCAAGATGAATCAAGAAAACTCTCCAATCGAATAAAATTCGGGCATGCGCAGTCAATAAAAAATGGTGTAGTCCTCGGATCACGAATATACGGATACATCAAAAAAGACGGAAAACTTACAATTGATCCCAAAACAGCTCCAATGATAAAAGAGATATTTGAAAAATATTCTACAGGAGAATGGTCTACATCCACCATTGAGAGATACCTGTACAAAAAAGGGTATCGAAATTACAAAGGCGGAAAACTCAGCCGAGATAATATCAAAAAAATAATCAAGAATCCGAAATATAAAGGTTATTATTGCGGCGGTAAAGTAAAAGTTGTCGATATGTTCACTAAAAAGCAAGAGTTTTTGCCAGAGGACGAATGGACAATGTATAAAGATGACGGGAACCATGTTCCACAGATTGTAGATGAATCTGTATGGAATAAGGCAAATGTCATTATGCAAACACGGAGTGATGCGATCAAATCCCACAGAACGTCTTTCAAACAAAACAATTTGTTTACCGGATATATCTTTTGCGGTAATGATGGAGCACCGTACTGGATGAAGCAGCACACTATAAGAGGGCGTGAAGATGCAAGATGGGTATGCAGCTATCGTATAAAAAACGGAGCGCAAAGCTGTAACTCTTTTGGTATACGTGAGAAAGAATTAAGGGCAATGCTTGCGGACCTTATCAACAAATCCGGGGATATCCAAACAGCTATTGAAAAATATATAAGTTTGGTTGAAAAGAACATAGACTTTAGCAACGATGGGGCTGAGATAAACCGGCTTAAAAATATGATTCTTCAGCTAGAGAAAAAGAAAGACAAACTTCTCGACCTGAATCTGGACGGAATTATAACAAACTCTGAATACCTTGAAAAAAATGAAAGATTCAAGGATGAAATCCAAAATATAAGCAATAAACTTTCCGAACTGGAATCAAAAGAAGAAGCCAATAAAGATTCTCATTTGAAATTAAAAGAAATCGGCAAGATATTAAATGATTTACAAGGAATTGGCCCGGAAGATATTACCAAAACGGTTCTGGGAGAATTTTTGGACAAAATAGTAATAAATCCAAAGCGTCCGCAGGAGTGCGAAATTTTGTTCTTTTTAAAGACCGGAGATGTAAAAAAAAAGTCAATAATCGAGCGGGATAAACAGAGTTGTTCTGAATACTTTTTTTTAAATAAGTTCTCAGAACGACACGCCGTATTTTACAGGAAAATCAACTATGTGGATGGATGCGAAAAGGAATTTAACTACACTTACGCATTTGCAATCTAAATAATATACAAAAGATGAACGGAAGAGCAGAGATGTAATTTTTTGACATTTAACTAAATATTTGATAGTATGGAAACATACTAATGATGACATCGGTTCCAATTCCCGGAACAGGATGTCTTTTTGTGTTTTTAAGGGGTGATAACCATGAATCATACCGCATATGACGTAATGAGAGAATATATGATCGAGGGAGCAGAATTGGACGGACCATACCAGTTCCCCATGATGCCACGGTATACTGGCAGACCTGGAACGGATACTGTCGACTTCAAAGACAGCTTTGACCGGCGGATAAAGAACCATAGGGACTTGACCGTCAATTTTTATATCCATGACAACGAATTTGAGAAAATCTGGAATTGTCCAGACAAATATATCGAGCATCTAAAATGCTTTAACAGTGTGATCGCACCGGATTTCAGCATGGCAGTCGGAGAAGGTGGTATGCCATTTGCTATGAACATCTGGCAGAAGTACCGCAACCATGCGATAGCGCATTATCTGCATATGAACGGAATCCGCATGATTCCAAACGTGAACATACCACCGGAATACTGCTACGATTGGATTTTTGACGGAATCCCAAACAGAAGCACGGTTGCCTGCTGCACCAATGGGCGAGTGAAGTCGAAAGCATCACGACTGGAATTTTGTAAGGGGTTTCAAGAGATGGTCCGGAGATTGGAGCCACTAAGAGTGATCATCGTTGGGCGGATACCACAGGAACTGCAAACAGACATAGAAATTATCAACTTCAAAAGCAGAAACCAGAAGATTAAAGACAGGGAGGGGAAATATGGGATTCTCAACTGAGCGATCAGCGCACAACAAAGTACGTAGGAAGAAAGATAAGACGGAACAGAAGGTGAAAGTTCGGAAACAACGGACCACATACAAAACGAAGAATACGGCTAGGAGAAAATCTGAGGGATTAAATAAATTAAATTGATTCGTGATTTTTTACAGCCTCTCGGAAGATGCTATGGATTAATATATGCAAGATAAACAAAATGGAAATCCAGAAAAGAAGTTATTTTTGAGCCGTTCCATTTTTGTGCCGGTTTTTCGGGACCTTTCTGAGTCTGAATATTGCGAATATTCAAGAGCCAGCAGAAATATTGTTCGTTTCACAACCGGTATGATCGCTCTGTAAAAGGCTGTGGATCACCTGCGGACCGGTGCCGGGGATTTTCCAGATGTCAATAACTGACGCTCTAAAAAATCCCC